TCCAATCAGCTTGATCCACCACCGTGTCAACCGCCACCCCGGTGACGTAGGTCCGACGAACAACGCTCAGCGTTGACCCTGTGCGCTGGAGAAAGACACCGTTCTGAGCGTTGAAGTACCCGATGCGCATGCGCAGGTTCTCTTGCGCCGCACTCATCACGAAGGTGTTCAGTACGAGCAGAGACTTACCCGGCTGGTAGGCAAACGAACGCTTGGTCTGGGCGATAACTTTGTCACCTGATGCAGTGGTGGTCTCCATCTCCACCGTGGACTCATTAGCCACGTAGGTCGATGTGCCAGAGCCGGTCAGTTCAGTGTCAAAGTAGCTGTTCTGCGCGTAGCGGTTCTGAGAGTCAAACAGCGTGTAAGGTTGACTAAAACGAGCGCGTCCGAAAGCATCGAGCGCCGACCCGAAAAACTGCACGTTCACAGGTTGCGCGGCCACGATCTCTCCCAGCAGGTTATCCAGGCGGTTGAAGTACAGACGCAAAATGCCCAGCAGTTGGTCCATGTACTGCTGGCTGTACTCCCTTGTTGCTTGAGGAAGCGCAGGCGCAGTGAAGCGCTTGATGATGTTGGCCCAGATGCTCACGACTTGCGTCCGTCAGGCTTGATGTCAAGCCGCATCGAGCCACCTTGCCACTGCACCCCGAGGTCCTCCGACGAAATTTTCATCGCCATTTGGCGGCCACGTACACGAATGTTTAGCTGCCCGGTGAACTGCTCAACAGGTACGGTCGCTGTTCGTGTGATGGCACCGACGTTACTTCCGCCTTGAGATGCGGGGGAGTTGTACCCAGAACCTGAGTTTTGCAATGGTTGCAACGTCAGATACGCCCTGGGATTTGACGACGTAGACCCACGGAACGTGATATCAGGCAGAACACGCCAGATGAATGAGAACCTATCTCCGTCGTCAATGTCAAACTCAGAAGACTGGATGTAAGCACTGATTGGGACAGGCGTGCCGGTAGAGTTATCGTCAGTGCCGATCTCTTGGGTCATCAGCTTGTTGCCGTAGACCGCAATCGGGTAATCACTGACGATACCTGCATCTGTCCACGCAGTTCTCTCCATGGTGCCGTAGTACCAAGCATCCTCAAGGTAGTTGTAAGCAACATACCTATCAGGCATCGTGCTGTTGGCAGAGCAGTAGAACCACCACACCTCGTTGAAACGCTCAACGGTCGAAGCAAAGACCTGCTGGTTCTGGGTGTAGTTGAAATCGCTGAAGACGTACTGCCGCAGTGAGCATGGAAGCGTATTAACACGTCCGTCGTACTTGTAGAACTTACCTTCACCCATCCAGAACGTGACGCCAGATGCAACCGCCCACGCTCGGTCACTGACAATCGAGACGTTGTCAGCCAAAAGCTGCGAACCCCACACAATGGGCGGACCAAGGTACTGAAGCGAATACAACGACGTATCTGTCCACACTACGATTTCTTGACGGACCTGAGCAACGGCTACGATTTCAGAGCCATGCGAAAGCTGCAAACTACCAGCTTGGTTTGTTGCAGCGGGGGTCCAGTTGACAGCGTTTTCCTGTTCACTCCAGCGGATCAGCATCTTGTTCTGAGAACCGCCGCCGTAATCATCGACACCAAAAGCAATCACGAAGCGTGAGGTGTCAGAAATGATCAGGTTGTTGTGGACGGTAGGCACATCTGACGCACCGGGCAGGCCTGAAAGCGCAACGCCACGAACTGTGAACCCTGACGTAGCGTCCCAGTAGTACAGACCGCCGCCCTTCGGGCCAAAGATCAAGTCTTCGCCAAAGTTGCCCGCGTTCCAGATGCGTAGGGGCTGCGAACTGAGGACACCAGTCCCCCAAGGACCAGAACCCCATCCACCTGAACCCCAACCCGACAAAGGCGACTGGATGGCCTCACCGACGTTGAGTTGGTACGCAGCTACAACAGCCGCTCCGCCGTTGCCAATGTCTGAGGCGTTTGCAAGAACGCCAACGTCGATAGTGTAAGTATCAACACCTGTCACCGTGACCTGATACTCAGCGTTGAGTACCGTTGCGGTGATATTGCCGCCCAGTGATACCGCACCACTGAACGTGACGAAATCACCAGTTACACAACCATGCGCCACGTCGGTGGCGGTAATGATGCTGGATCCGGCTGACGCTGCAAACGTCACATCTCCTGGCGCAGTCGTGCTACGAATTGGCGTAACGTCGTTATAGTTACCACCGTAAGAGATGTAGTATTTAAGGTTGGTGCCAAGACCGATCTGCTGGTTCCAAGGCCAGAGAGTCCGCCCAACACCAAGAAAAGTGCTCGGCGAATACTGCTCCCATCCACCAATCTTTTCAGGCGTGCCATAACGAAAGCGAACTTTATCGCTCTCGTACCAGAATCCCTCATTGGTATAGCGCGTGTTTTCGCGGTTTACCCCGGGCTTTAATTGAACCTTCTGGATGGGCATGCTTAAAACGGTCGCGTGCCGTTCCGATCAATGATGAGAACTTGACGGCGATTGCGCGTGGAAAAGCTGATATGCACCCAGCGGTCGAACTCCAAGATCAACTGGTCCCAAAGCAGGGGGCTCTTGCTGATGTGTTCGACAATCTCACGTGGGGTACCAAACTTGGGGCACGTGAAGTCCACCGCCTCACCCTTGGTGTGTTGGCTGTTTGGTGACCCACCGACTGCCTTGTTCACCTCAGGGCTGCGGTAGGCAGAAGAAACGAGGATCGGCTTCCCACCCAACAGGTCGCGCACGTCCTCCATGCATCGGGCCGTCGCTTTGAGTGTCTCGTAAAGCTCTGCTGGAGGATCGTTGTCCAAGCCGAGGCGGGCAGCCGTCTGGCTCTCCGTGAACTCGGACAGCGCAAAGTTGGGTGAGAGCATCATTTGGAAGCGACCCCCTTGGCCTTCTCGAAAGTCCTGAGACCCCCAATACCTAGCATGCCTGAGAGTACCACCCACAGCAGGTCGGTGTCCACTGAAGGCGGCGTGGGCCAACCTTGCGTCGTACTGAGCCAGACCAGCACCGGCTGCCCAATCGCGGCGTAGAACAAACCCAAGGCACCTACCCAGCCCACAGCGGGCCGCCAACCGGCAACCCACATCGACGGGTGTGCAGCCTCTTTCGCATTGATCTCAAGCTGCGCAATGACCTGCTTCAGTTCGCCCTGCATCGCCATGGCAAGGAACTCGGCCTCGGCTTTTTGCTTGGCCTCCTGATCGGGCAGGAAGCGGTCGATCAGCGTTTTGCCGACGTCAAGCAGCGGCCCAAGAAGTAGGGGGTTCATGGCGCACCTCAGTTGATGACGAGGAAGTTCACCCGAGTTTCAGCCGTCGCTGCTGCATTGGCATACAGCGTGAAGGAACCTGCCCCAGCCACAGCCTGAACAGAAGTCATGGTGGCATCGTTCGTGGCAACCGTTGCAATGATCACGCTATTGGCCGTCACAAGGCTGTTGGTCACAACAAGTGAAGTATCCGCAGCAGCAAAGTTCACCGACCCGGCGTTTTTGTCGATGGTCTGAGCGCCCGTGGTACCGGCAGCGGTGATAGTTTTGTTAAAAAGAACATCGCCACCAAAATAACTTTTTGCTGAATCAGCACGAAAAGCAAAATTATTAGACCCGGCAGGATTGTTCGCATGAAAAGCTATGTTTGTATTGCCGGCATTAAAAGTTGATGTAACATAAAAACCTCTTTGAACGCCTATCGTGGAGTCTGGGGAGATTGTTACCTGTTGTGCTGAATAAAAATTAACTTGACCGACAGTGTAAGGCGTTCCTCCGTTATCTTTTGTAAATAACCATGCCTGAAAGTGCGTAAATGCAGTGGTGTTTGTTGGTTGGACTTCAGTTCTAGCAAGAACAGAGCATGAGTTCGGCTCAGTAGTTACATTGCCCTCAACAGATAGCTGTACAAAATCAGAAGTAAAGAATGTTTGTCCTATCCCTACTTGACCATTTGCTTTTACGATAAAAGGCGTACTGTCAGGGTTTGCACTGTCTTCAACTACCAGCGCATCCCCACTGCCGGTTTGTGTAATGCGAAGTGCAGAGGAAGAGCTACTGCCAGAAATAACCGTGCCAGCAGGCAGTGCGGCAGTGCTTGAAACCGTCAGGTCTTCTACCTGAGCAATACCGACATTGATGGCGGCGTCATCCTGATAAGCCATCGTCCCAAGCATCCCGTTCAGCGGGATCTCGTTCGGATCAGATCCAATGTCGTACTGAGATGCGACGAGGTACTGCGTGGTGCCTACCGTTTCGCTGATCGTGCCATCAACAAACAGGGTCGAACTGTTGGGGTTATTGGTTGTCCCCACCCCCAGACCAGCCGTGGTCAGGCGCATCTGCTCAGCGCCAGCAATCTGCCAAACGAGCGTGCCCGTGCCGCCGACCGAGTTGTAGTAGGTTGCCCCGCCCAGGACACCAAAGGACGCATAAGTTCCGGAAGTGCCCTCCAAGCGAGCAATCTCGCCGTCCGTGGCCCGCTGAACATGGAGGAGCGCACTTGGCGTGCCGCCAATGCCCAGGTTGGTGCCATCAAACACCAGTGAAGTGCCCGAGGTGACGACCTTGCTGGCGTTCAGGTACGTGACACCGTTGGCGGTCCCGGCGCTCAGCGTAGCCGTGGAAGACAGGTTCAGCGTGGTAAAGCTACCAGCAGCCGGTGTGGTTGCACCCACCGTACCGTCCAAAGGCCCAGCAAAGCCCGCTGCGCTCAGCGTGGTGCCGTTGAATGTCAGGTTCGCCGAATCGGTTTGCGCTCCGCCCGTGGTGCTGTAAACAACCCTGCCAGAGGTAAGACTGGAGTTTGTAAACGCCGACGAGGTGACCCCCGTCAGGCCCGCCAACGTGGTGCTGGTTGCACCGAGCGCGATGTTCGTCGAGCCAATCGTCACCGACGAGTTTGCAAGCGAAGCGTTTGCAATGTTCGTCAGGTTGTTGTCAGGGCCATTGATCGTCTTGTTGGTCAGTGTCTGACTTGCAGACAGCGTCGCAACGGCGATGTTGTTGACCGCGAGAGAGGTGAAGTTGGTCAGCGCATCGACGACATCTGTGCCGTTGCAGCGCAGCAGCATGGCCTTCCCGTCAGGAACCGAGATGCCTGTGCCCAGAGACGTCTTCACGGTCTGTGCATGGCCCGTGGCGTTGACCACCACGTACAGCTTGCTGACAGCAGGGCAGATGACGTTGTAAGAGCCTCCAGGCGTCCCACCGAGGCTCAGGATCATGGACCGCGCCTCGTCCGCTCCACCGTTGACCGAAGACAGCGTGTAGTCAGCCGCAGTCATCGTGATGGACGCTGTGCCCGCGATGGACGTATCCACCAGCGACGTGATGCCCGTGTTGACCGTGGTGCCCCAGGTGCCCGACAACTCACCCGTGGCGGGCAGCGTCAGGCGCAGATTGCTGGTGTATGACGAAGGCATAGGATCCTCAATTGATGATCTGGGTCCAGTTAGGCGTCTGAGACGTGTTCACCAAGCCCCAGACCAGCACACTACCAATCTGTCCCACAGCCTGCACGCCAGTGACTGGAACTATGCCGTCTGCGGTAACGACAACGCTTCCAAGCGTAAACACAGCCTGAACGCCAGAAACAGTGGCCCGACCTTCACCTTGCGCAGTGGCAAGGCCCAGATAGACGATGCTTTGAACCCCGGGCTGATCCTCAGTTGTGAGGTAGTCGAGGTTCTCCGCTAGAAGGTAGTTGCCGTTCTCCGCCTGGATGTAGGCCGAGTAGCTTGGCAGCGTGACAACAACATCTGCCATCTCATGCCTTAAACCAAGCGAATGATGGCGCTGGCAGCGTCGTTGGTCGGGAACTGGACAGTGAAGTTACCGGTCGTGGAAGTCTTGTCTGCGCCGAAATCCAGCACAGCAACAGCTTTGTTTGACTTGCTTGAGTTGTAAATCAACGCCCCGCGAGCAGTGATGGTAGATGCGGGCCAAACTGCATCTGCAAAATCCACAAACGCAGTGGTGCCTGAAAGGCTCACAGTCGTGCCAGTAAGCGCAATCCCGCCAGCCGTATAACCAACGCCAGAAGTTTCATCAGCAGACGAATACACCGTCGTTGAGGAACTCAGCGTGGCTGTGCTGAGATACAGAGCAATCTTGAACGTATCAACGTCAAAGTCGTGCTCACCCTTAAGAAGTTGCTCCTTGAAAGAGGAGCACATACCTTGCGTGATTGCCATTTAACTCACCTTGTTTCTTGTTTGCCCACTACGGTAAGCGTCTTGCCGTTGCTTACCGTCGCCAAGATTCTTCAGCAAAATCAGAGACTGACCAAACTCTTTGTCCATCATGGCGATAACATCTTGCTCTTGCTTCATCCACCGTGCTGCTTCGCACATCACGCCGTTAAACAAAACAGAGTCAAAGTTGTCACCAAGCCAAGAAGTACCAGCAATTGCAATACTGACCGGATAGTAGAAGTAATGAAGCTCTGCCGTCAATGACGCTGAAGGCGTTGGCCCGAGCATAAACACCAGTTCATTTACGTTGCCACTGTCAGGCCCAAAGATTGCATAGTACTTTGGCTTACCGGTAACTGACGGGTTTGGAAAAGACTCCCGCAGGAAGTTAACATCCTTGTTTAGCAGGAAAGAGTAGTTCCCCGATCCGTCAATAACAGCGAGGCTGTAAACAGACATGAAGTCTGATGGCGCAGCAAGATATGGGTTGCTCGGGCTGAACGTACCCGTCATGTTCTTGCGAAGCGAAGCAAGCTGAACTGCGTTGTAGATCTTCTGCTCTGCCAGATTTGTCATCGTGGCAAAGTCAGTGGCCGAGAACGAATTCTCGACCGCATCCTCAACAGCAGTTTTAAGCTCGGTGTAGTTCACGCCATCGGTCCCCGGGCCATCGTACCCTTGGTGGCAGCGCCAGTGCCACGGATCTTGACACCGCTGGTCTTGTCAGCAGGCATCGGACCAACGCCGATATTGCCGATCACAGGGCACAGCGTCTTTGCCACTACCTCGACGCCTTGCGGGTAGTTGAACTTCGGCATGGGGGCGGATTTCGTCTTCATGGCTTCTTCATCCCCGTCTCTTGGTTGCGAACCTTGGCAAGGCCACGGCCCATCGAGAGCATGTCCGCATCGGTCTTGCCCCCAGCGTAGAACTTCTTGCCCTTGTGCATCGTCTTCACGTGCTTGCCAACTTCTTCCTTGGCAACTTTGCGCATCTTGTCCATCATGGTAGATCCCTTTCTCAGGTCACGTTGACCGTAACTGTACCAACTTGCCCCACGGCCACCAAGGTGTTTGGCGTCAAGGGTGCATCAAAACCTCTGGAGCCGCCCACTGGGTTCCAGCCCCACTCAATCACTCGACTGCCGGTGCCGATGCCGCCATCCGCCAGAGGTCCAGACTGATACCAAGTGTTCGTATCGGGCCGAGGATCTCTGATGGCCTGCGGATCTGACACGGGGTACATCCCAAGCTGCAACTGTGGTTGATCTGGCACCCAACATTGAGGGCATGCACGTATCTCAGTTCGCTTTGTTTTAACGACAAGGTTCTTCAGCCGTTTTAGGTCAAACCTAAAACCGCACACATCGCAGAACCCAAAGGCTCTTGGTCCGTTAGCAAAGCGGTTAGACATTACTTACCTCAAACTTGTTGTTCTTTTTGAGGTTTTCTATCCAAGGAACCACTTGTAAATTTGTTGGTACATGCAGTCCAGATATTAGCTTACCGTTAAGTGGAATAACATGATCTACATGCCACTTAAAACCAAAAATTTTTGAACGGATAGCTGCAAGTTCGTATGCTTGCTCAACCATCCACTTGTCATCTTCTGAAAGCCACGTCGGAATGCGTTTTTGACGCTTCTGTTCATTTAGGGCTTTTGAAGCCGAATCTTTGCCTGGATTGTTCTGCACCCATTTTTTACGGGCTTTTGCCTTTTTTTCTGGGTTAGCCTCTGCGTAAGCCTTATCTTTTGCTGCTACGTGCTCTTTATTTATTATTTTCCATTCAGCTTTTTGAGCTGCAATTCTTTCTGCGTTTAATTCTCTGTAAGCCTTGTGATACGCAAATAAGCATGTCCTACAATGTGGGCCGTGTTTTGGGTTGTACACAAAAGTTATGTCTACCCCGCAATCAACGCATGCTCGCTGCACAAGTGGCTTTGGTATTAGCGCTTCTGCTTCTTTTTTCGCTCTCGCATCTTGCTGAAGGCGTTCTCTACGACGTTTCCCGCTTAAATAAAACTGCTCCTTGTGCGCCAAATAATACGCACGTTTTGCAGCTTTAGCGGCAAGCGGGTCTTTATGCGGCATGGTTCAAGAAATGAAAAATTGCCTAGGGACGAATCTTACAGCAGAGCGGTCGCGATCTTCCCCGGCAGCTCTATCCCAGTCAGCGTCGTACTGCTCCTTCAGGATAGGCAAACGCTCCATTGCTCCGGGGATCTTCAACGCGAGGTAATACGCGAGACCTGAGACGAGGCAGGGGAGAAAGCGGAAGGGGATGTCTTGCGTATACGTGCCGCCCTCACCAGCGTCCTGAATCCTGCGCAACCGCCAGTACACGAACTGATACGTGTTGGTCTGATCGGGCGTGGGCCACAAGTTGATTTGCGGCGTCGGCGCTTGGCGGTTGATCCACACCTGAATCGGTCGCGCCTGCTGGAGTTTGTTCGGAATGGACGCGTAGGTGGAGTTGCTGATGCGCGTGATGGTCAAGTCAACCTGGGTGCTAACATTGCCAGCGCCGGTTCGGATCACGTGTTCAAGTAGGTCTACCGTGTCGTCAGGAAGGTTGTAAACGCTGGTACCTTGAACGAGGTTGATAGTGCCACTATCAAGCGTCCACAAATTGATGCCCCGGTTCGCCCAATCTGCGAACATCAAGTTCATTGACCGACGTGCAGTACGTAGGTCATAACCCGTACGCAATTCAGCACCACAGCGCTCAAACGCTTCTTCGACCGCGTCATTGAGGTCGAGGTTGAATGCGGTGGTTCCGGAGGTGGTCATCTGAACCCTGCCGTTTTCTTTGCGATGCCCTTGGGCTGTTTCACGAACTGCTTGCCTGCGGCCTTGCCTTGGCGCTTGGCGCGAGTGGTTGCAGCGTACTCAGCAGGGCTCAGGCTCTTGATCGCGGCCTCAGGGAGATAGCGCTCCCCCGTGTCAGACGAACGCTTCCCCGACTTGGTCCGCCACTTCTGGTCGGTCCAGTCCTTGAGGCTGCGCTGAGGGGCTTTCACGTCAGTCCTTGTACCCGCCGCCCTTGGCTTTGTACTGCTTCGCCAGAAGCTGGGCCTTGCGTGCTGACCACTGGCCCGCAGCCGTGCCCTGGGTGGCTTGGCCCTTGATGCGCTCAAACAGCGCCTTGCGCATTCCGGGCTTGGTGTAGTTGCCAGCTTGGTTGACTTTCGTCTCCCCGCCCTTGGCGTAGACCTTCACCGGCTCTGTGGCGTCCTTGCGCTGAATGAGCTTCGGCACCTCACCGCCCTTGGCGAAGGACTTCCTCTTGCTCGGGCCGCGCTCGATGCAGCCCATGCCGCGAGATGAAAGCATGATCGCCTCAGACGTACTTGCAAGGACGCGTGCCACGCTTCGCAGCACCAGCGCCCTTGACCGCGCCGCCCTTGGCGTAGGCTTTAGGTGCTTTACCACGTGTTTCTCGCTTAATTTCTCCACGAGCTTCATTCCGCGCTTTATCAAGCGCGCGAAGCCGACGAGTGTCATCTTGTGGCCCACCAGAACTACCGTATCGGCGATAGTCTTTCTTGAAAGCGTCTTCGAGCGCAGCGGCTTCAATACCAGTCTTCGCCCCAAAAGGCAAGCGCTTGGGTTTTTCAGGCGTAGCAGAAGCGCTATCAATATCTTCCGGGGGCATCATGCCCTCCTCAAAAACACCTTGATCACGCTTTGGCTGGACCATTCCAGGGCGAGATGGTTTATAAGACGTAGCCATCATCAACTCCTTAGCACTTACCGCCGCGCATCATCTTGGTCTTGCCGCCATCGGCATAGGCCATATCACCACCCATCATCTTCTTGACGGGCTTCTTGGCGGCTTTGGCCTCCGCCATCTCATGCTTGATCATCGACTTCGGAGCGCCCTTCTTCTTCATGAAGGCCACTTCCTTCTTCATCATCGCAGGGGATTCTTTTTTCACGGTGCCTCCTTCGGCGTGTGATTGGGGACCGACAAACTTCTTTGCTACGCTAGGCGGGACATCCGTCTTGCCAGCAAGAGACGCATACATGAACCGGCGTTGAGCATCGGACTTAACCGGCAACTTGCTTACTCCGGAGAAAGTCCAACTTCGCCTCGATGCGGTCAAAGCGCTCTAGCAGCTCTTTCATGTCCTGCCGGAATTCAGAACGAGTGATGTGATCACGGGCAACCTCTTCCCGGGTCCGATTGAGCAGGATGCTGAGTCGGTCAAGCTCTCGGAACTTAGCAGCCATGAAGAAGGCTACCGCACCGAGCAGAACGCTCAACACCAAGTTCCAAAGCACCGTTACTTCCATGGTTCAACACTCAGCAGTTCCACGCCCGCAGGCTCTTATTGATACGGGAGTTCGGATCCTTGGCTGTCTTCTCAGAAGTCAGCTTTTTCTTCATCCCTGACATGCGGGAGCAAAATGACTTCCTTCTCGCTGCGTCCTTTTCCGTCTTCGGTTTTGGCGCTGGGGGCTTCAACCCAGGTTTGCCCGGATTGGCAGCGTTATATGAAGCGCGGCCTTTGGCCGAGAGCCCGCCCTCGGGATTTTTTCCTTCGGCGCGCTGCCAAGCAGGCGACTTAGCCATTCACTTCTCACTCAACGGTTGCGTGGTGATGGCCCGCAGCAGAACGACCGCCACGGCGATAGCACATCCTACCAAGGCCTGCCCCCAGGCCGGTAGCGGCAAAGCGAACACGAAGCCTTGCAGGACCGACAGCACCGCCAGCGCGATGGCAAACCAGACGGTGCGTGACTTCAGCGCCTGCGCGATCATGCCCAGCCCCTTACCGGAGCCTGCGGGAACACCTGATAGGCCGCCAGCTCCGGCGCTTCGCCCTTGTGCCGCACGTTGACGTGCCAGCCATCCACCGGGGCCATCTCAGGCACCTCGCCTTCGTCAGTCTGGATCATCTCGCCCGTGGGCTTGTAGATCGTGCCGATGACGTCAACAGCGGCGTACTTGGGCACTTTGGCGGTTTCTACCACGTCGCCTTGCACGCTGGTCTGCTCGGTGAACAGCACCGCGTCAGCCTCTTGGACGTCAGCGAATCGAAGCATGAAATCAGTGTACATGGTCATCCTTTCTCACAGTTCAGGCATCCCCGGCCCGGTACATAAAACCGCCAGCCGCAGGACTCGCAAAGTTCTCCAGAGGTCTGCTTCAGATCAGCCACCTCGGAAGCCAACTCGTCGTAAAACTGCCGCCTGACCCAATCCCCGCCTGCCATCAGCAGATGAGGCGGAGTTTCTGCAACCAGTTGGTTGAATGGGTCGAAGGGGTCGTTCATCTGCGTTTCCTGATCCAGCGCACCAGCGGCATCAACGCCAAGCCGTCTAGGAATCCGCGTAGGAAGTGGGTCATGTTGTGATGGCCTGCAACTCGGCATTGCTCAGGCGGCGGGGGTAAAACACCACACGGCGGAGGTAGCCGTTGAGTACGTTTGCACCATCCGTTCTACGGCCAAGAGTAAGCGTTGTTACAGAAGGCACTGTGCCGCTTGTATCTATTGCTGCCGCACTACCATTTAGCGAAGAAGCAAAATCGTTGGTTGCGTATGCGCCAGCCAACTTACCAGTAGCCGTCCACGCTCCTGAGTTTGTACTGGCTTGTGTTACCCCACCAGTCAACACCGCCAAAGATGCGTTGCCGGTAGACGTTAGTTTGTACAAGCCAATTCTGTTATTGATGTCAGTAGATAGCTCTGCAAGATTGAAACCGCCAACATTCGATGCCTGCGGAGAAGCCTCAACATACAACGTCCCCTCCGTCGCGTTATACCAAGGACTCAGCGTATTCACACTCGCCACATCGGCTGCACGGGTGACGGCTGTGGAGGTGGTGGGGATGACGGAGGTGGCGAATGCACCAAGCTCTAGCTGGGGCAGGCCGATGCGGAGGGTGAAGTCTATCGCTGTTGCGTTTGGAATATTTACGTCAATTCGGGCTGTAACATATGCAATAGACGCCCCGCCAGACAACGTTCTAGCATTTGAATAACGCTGCGTATTAAGCGCGGATGTTGTTGGCGTATCGCTAAAAGCACCTGTCCCAGTAAGCACAACACTGCCCCCTGAGTCTCGCTCTAGCCAGACCCATGTTATGGATCCTGGTAATGTTCCAGAAGCTAAGCTGACATAAGATGACACTGTCCATGTCTGCCCTGTCAATGCGGAGACGCTTGTCGTAGTCTCAGGCAAGATTTGAGCAGTACCGGAAGATGTAGACGTGCCTGACCAACGAATATCAATGTATGCGATACCGTTTTCCGTCCCGGTGCCTACAATTTCTCTTGTAAGCCCTGTTGCAGATTGCGTAATCGTCCAATTTGTAGGATTTGTCCCCGGCGTACCAGCTACCGCCCCAACCATCGTGTTGTTGCGAATGCTATTCGTCCTCGCCTCTTCAATCAGCAGCCCCTGAGCCGCCAGCGTGGAGGGGTCGTAGTCGAAGCGGGGCTGATCGGTCGTGGCCGTCTGGAGCGTGCCCGTGGCATCGAAGTACGTCGCAGAGGATGCGCGGGTGAAGGTGACCCGTGGATCAAGCCTGCCGCTGTTGGAAAAATCCAGCAGGAGCGAAGGACGCAGGGTGGGGTAGGAAGAGGAAATCGACATGGTCTACCTCAAGCAGTGACAGCTTTGATGACTGCAAAATTGATGACGGGCTGCTCAGTGGTGGTGCCACCCGTGGTATACGCCGTGATCTGAAACGATCCAGCAGCCACTGCCGTGACCAGCAACACTTGCTTGTCCGTGCCCGACTTCTGGTTCAGGATAATCACATCTGTCGCGGCCACCGAACTGTTCGTCACGGTAAAGCTAGCAGGTGTCGTGGTTCCCGCTGCGCTGACGAGCGTGATAGCCCCGCAAGCAGCGTTGATGGTTACGCCCGTGGTGCGACTGGTTGCCTGCGTCACCGTGGAGCCTGCGCCCAAGGCATAACCACTGCCCGTCGTGGCGTTGGACCTGATGTAACCCACGCTGACCGCGTCAGCGTCCTGAAACGCCATCGTCCCGAGGTACTGGTTCAACGGAACTTCGTTGGGTGCAGTGCCGATGTCGGTGATACCAACCACCGTTGAACTTGAACCAGCGGCGGCGGAGATCGCATCAACGGTCGTTTGCCGGGTGACGCCGGACTGAACGAGCGGAACAATCTCCGCCCCGCTCAGCGGCGTGGTCGCTACCGGTAGAGCACTAATCTTAGTGTCGGCCATTTAGAACTCCAAGCCGATGTAGAAGCCGTCTTCCTGCAACAGGAAGTCACCAGTTTCCATCAGCAAAAAGCTGGTAGG